AATAAAATAGATAGTGCCAACGTCGATGAGCGTATCGGCGGACTTTACGTGAATGTTGAATTGAAGGAAATGCTCAAGAAATTTCATTCAACAAGTGAACAAGAGAAGAAATTGTGTAAGTTTTATCATGATGATCCAAATATTATGGTAAATGCAATGATACACAAATTCTCTGCAGCAGGTTATAACACGAAACTTGCGGTACAGACACCAGAACTTATGAAATTGGTGGTACTACTTTATTTGGCAGGACAGCCATTGGTTCACTTAAATATAGCGAGAAGGAATGATACAAGAGTAAGGGATCTGCTTAAGAAAGATTCCAATCCAGGAGTAAGAATACGGAAAATGATTCTGAAACTGTATCTATTGTCTTCTCCGCATGACACTTTATGGGAAAATTTGAAAATAGGACATGAGGTGTTAGCAGATGTGGCAGAGCCACAGATGTTGTCAGAGTTGATACCAACAATACAACTTATAGGATTAATTTGGTTGGCATATCAAGCATCAATAGCATTTGCAGGAATGAAAAAACAGGCCAAGACTGCGGTTAAGAAATTAGAAAAAAGAATCGCAAATGAGAAAACTCAGTTCAAGAAAGAGTTGAATGTTATGGTCGATTCAATTGGAAAGAAGATGGATAAACAGATGGACGAAACTGTAGATAAGACGCTGCACAAGGTGGCGACGGTTTTCAGTTTACCACCAATCTTATCAGGATTACAATTGATGATCGATACGGCATTTTCTCATATTAAGGGAATGGTTACCTCAATTATTTCAAATGAAATTTGTCAGAAGGCTTTTACGGGAGTCTTTTTGATAGGAACCCTTTATGGGTTGTATAGATTGGCTGTAAAAGCAGTTGAAGTAAGTACTGCGAAATTGATATATTCATATGGATTATCGATGGTGGTAGGAAAAGAAGTGGCAATAGCACAATCAGATGAGGATGAGGAAAATATAGCATTCTCAGCATTTGGAATATTCATGTCTAAACTTTTATCAAGTTCAATTTCATTGAGCTCGTTTATGAAGAAGTTTGGAATTTTTGCTGTTACGTTTAATTCAGTATCAACAATGATGGAACGTTTGGCGAAATTGGTAATGCCAGTTTTTGAGTGGTCTTATGAGAAGATAATGGGTGAACCATGGTCGTCAGTGAAACAAGATCAGAAGGAAGTACGAGATACGTTAGAACATCTCAATTCTCAGTTAGATGATTATGCAAAATCAGGAAGTTTAACAGCTGATAAGGCGAAAGAATTTATCGATACTTATTCTCAGTTGCAGAAATATTCTTATATTTTGAGTAAACTTAAAGATCAATCATTAAACCAGGTGGTATTGACTACATTGACAAAGCATTTGGAACATTATATGAAATGTCAATCATTCGATGCGAATCAAACTTCTCGAAGGAAACCCTGCTGGATACATATAGTAGGGAAGCCAGGAGTTGGAAAGACATGGTTGAAAGATGTTATGTGTCAAGTGTTGCATCAGATGATTTCAGGTAGACGATTTGACAGTCACTCAGTGTATGATCGAAAGGTCGCCAATGATTTTTGGGATGGTTATAATGGACAGTTATTTACTATTTATGATGATTTTTTACAACGAAAGGAACCAAAAGACTTACGTTGTGCAGAAGCATTAGAATTGATTTTTGCAGCAAACACAAACCCCTTCCATCTACATATGTCATCAATTTCTGATAAAGCTTTGAAATATTTTACTTCTAAAGTAATAATAACAACATCAAACTATGATGGACATTCTTATTTACCGAATGATGTTGGGCTTACTGATAATGGAGCTTTGCATAGAAGAATGGATTTTCGAATTCTAGTTAAAGGAATTCATGAAGATTATGTTTTTGATAAAACAAGAAATCGTTGGGCAGACGCTGTTGCAAGATATGATATAATGTATCTTGATCAAAATGGAAAACAATTAGCATCAGATAATTGTTTGGGACAGTTTTTGACATGTTTTCGAGATAAATGGGAGAAAGCTGAAGCTGATCATCAATATATGTCTAATCCAGAAGATTATGCAGCAGAGATCGGAAGACCGATTGCAAGACAACAGATGGATGGAGGAGAAGAAGTGGAAATAGAAGATATTTTCACGGAGGAAGAACTGGAAGTCATGAGGAAGACACAGATAGAACATGATAGGAAAATGAATAATATTCCATCACCAATCGAAGATTTTAAATTGTCACGAAAACCTGTGGAAGTTTGTGATGAAGTACCAAATCGGATGCAAAAAATTTGGGAAGAGATTCAAAAAGCTGAGGCAGTTGTCGATACAATTGCTAAAGATATTGAGAAAGATCCGCATCATAATGATAATTATGATAGAATTCGTAACTATGCTGAGTACAAAACGGTAAGTTATAATATGAAAGGTAAGATAGCAGATCTTAAAGATCAGATTCATGAGAGAATTGATAAACTTCAACCTACAATAGATGAAGTTCAAGATTATCATCATGTGACAAATACCCATGAAGATCCACCGGAAGTGGTTCGAGTAGTTGATGATACAGAATCGGATGATGAGTATCAGGAATTACCACAAGAAGAACCTGAAAGAGAAATGGATTTGGACAAATTGTTATCCGAAGGTTGGAAAAATTTGGAAGAATTTAAAAAGTGGGTGAAAGCAAATCCTCAAGTTGCCAGACATTATCAAGCCGAAAAGAAAGCACAGGAAGAAAAGAAGCGGGTCAAAACGCTTCCCGAGAAGATTCTTAAAAACGCTCAAGAAGTGGTTGGAATTCCAGGGAAGATCTTTAATGCTAGTGTAGATCTTTCTAGTAAGGCAGCAGAGAAAGTAGAAGAAGCAATTTTTAAGGATAGGACACCAGATCCGGAAATGCCGAAAGAACAGATTAGGGAGACTTTTGGAACAAAAGCTTTCAAAGCAGTTAAAAAAGCAGCAGCAATTGCAGATAAACAGACAGCAAAGTCTAAGCAGTTTGCTCAGCAAATGCCTTTATATACTGCTGCTAAGATTGCTATAGGAACTGTCATAGGATATGCGTTAGGTTATCTAGCCACAATTGCTATAGTTTTTATAATTAAGATGGCGAAAAGAGTCTATTCAATGCTTTTTTCAGATACAGGAGTTTTGTCGCAATCATTGGATCCACGTATGGAAAACCGACAGAAAAGACAATTTTTGAAAAAGGTAAAAGGAATTCAGGGATATAAACCTCCGGTTAAAAAGAATGTAATTTCAGAACAGCAAACAGATGAAGGATTAAAATCTATAACTGTAAGGGCTGCGGGAAATACTGAATATGTTGGATTTGAAGAAGAAGGTGCAATTAAAAAACAGCATATATTCTTTGTTACAAATCTTCAAGCTTTTACGGCTTCGCATGTTTTTAAAGGACCATTGAAAATTAAGAGACTTTATTTCTTCTGGGGACCAACTGATCAAACAGATGGAGGTTTTTGGATAGGAGCAAATGATTATAAGGTGGTACAAATACCTGATTCAGATCTGGTTCGGCTAGATTTTAAGGATGGAATTATGCCATATAAGAAGGATTTGAGGAATCAATTACCAAGTATAGAAGATGAAAAGCATGATTGTGAAGGGAAACAAGTAGCACGGCTTACTTTTGCACCAGATGGAACATTCTTTTTGCAAACATCAACAGAAACCTATCATCATGAAACTTGCATATCAGCAGGATTGGATGGTATCCAGCATGAATATCCATTATCTTATCTTTGTCCAGGAATTAAAGGAGAAGGAGGAGAATGTGGAGTTCCGTATTTTAATCCAAAATGTGAGAAGAAAATAGCAGGAATTCACATTGCAGGTTATGGGAAAGACTCATGGATGGCACCAATTTACATAGAATATTTAAATGTAGAAATGGTGGCAGCAGAACATTCATTCATGGGAAATCCTATATTTCCAAAGGCAAGTGGACTTAGTGTTGATGAAACGAAAGGTAGATCTTTGTATGAAGGACTACGAGTAATTGGAGGATTGCAGAAACATGGCAAGCCTCATACTTATTTCATGAATGATAATAATGATATTGTTCCTACTATAGTGCAGAAACCAGTTTCATTTCAAGGAGTAGTAGTTCAGCCTCCGTATGAAATAGAAAAAGTTCCAGCAAAACTTAAAAGATTCCACCAGAAGGGACCAGATGGTAGAATGCATGTTGTAGATCCACTTAAAAATGCGATGACGAGATTTCGAGGGAGACAAGCTCCTCCAATGCCAGAATTTAAGGATTCAGATTGGGAAGGAGTTTTTGGTCATGTCAATTGGAATGAAATACGAGAACCTTTGACGATTGATCAAGCAGTACTTGGAATCCCAGGGGATGAAATGTTAGGACCGATGGATCGAAAATCTTCCTCAGGACCAGGATTTTCAGAAAGAGGAGTTTCACTTAAAGATTTAATTCCGGAGGATTCGGAAGGAAAACACTTTGTGTCAGATGAACTTAGGGAGTATGTTACAGAACAGATATTAGCTGTGGAAAGATCAGAAATTCCACCGCTTGTTAGTACTCTTTCGGTTAAATGTGAACTTAAAAAGAAAGGAAAAGAACTTAAACCAAGAGTATTCATGAATGGAGAGAAAGGCCACATGATACGTTCAAAGATGTTCTTTGGTCAGATTTTGAAAGAAATTTGTGGAGATCATGTTACAGGAGATATTGCTATTGGAATTAATCCTCATGGATATGAATGGACACGTTTGGCAAAGAAATTTGATGCAAATTTCAAAGGAGGCGAAGGAGACGAAACAATGATAGCATCAGATATGGAAGCATGGGATTTTAATACCAAGGCTTTTTGGGGTATGCAAATCTTTAAACAAGTAGAAAGTAGGATGCGAGCTTCCAGACCTCATTCGGCGGCTCTCAATTACTGGATGAGACAGCTCGAAGCAGTTTTGATTTCACCTTTTTTTTCATGGGTGATAATTTCAGCCATGGTATATGCTTTTACAGGTATGCCAAGTGGTTGTTTAATCACAGCAACAGCAAATTCCATAATAAATTCTGTGATGAACAGAGCAATGTTTAGAATGGAAGTAACAGAGAAAGGGGGACCAA